TTCTGCTTAGGTCTGCGCCTCTTAGGTTTGCATTGCGTAGGTCTGCTCGGCTTAGGTCTATGCCGCTTAGGTATGCGCCGCCTAGGTTTGCGTCGCGTAGGTCTGCGCTTCGTAGGTCTGCGTAGGTTAGGTCTGCGTCGCTTAGGTTTGCACCGCGTAGGTCTGCGTTGCTTAGGTCTGCTTCGCGTAGTTCTGCACCGCGTAGGTCTGCGTTGCGTAGGTTTGCGTGGCTTAGGTTTGCGCCGAGTAGGTCTGCACCGCGTAGGTTTGCTCCGCGTAGGTTTGCGTCGCGTAGGTCTGCGCTTCGTAGGCCTGCGTAGCTTAGGTCTGCGCCTCGTAGGTCTGCACCGACTAGGCATGCACCGCGTAGGCCTGTGTAGCTTAGGTCTGCGCCGTGTAGGTTTGCGCCGCTTAGGTTTGCGCCGCTTAGGTTTGCACCGCGTAAGTCTGCGCCTCGTATGTCTGCACCGCGTAGGTATGCACCACGTAGGTCTGCGTAGCTTAGGTTTGCGCCGCTTAGGTTTGCACCGCGTAGGTCTGACTCGCTTAGGCAAAACTCTCCATCTACAATCCTAGGCTCATGCCCTAATATTTTGGTTAAGATTTCTTGCGTCTCTTCAAACGTTTTCATTTTTTCACCTCGTCATTGATAATTGGGAGTCCGATTGCTTCTTTAAAATGTTTTTTGTCGAGTTTTGTTCCGCTTATGTTTGCGCCGCGTAGGTTTGCGTTGCGTAGGTTTGCGCCGCGTAGGTTTGCGCCGAATAATTCAAATCTTTTACCAACAATTTTTGGCTCATACCCAAGAATCTTAGTTAGGATTTCCTCTGTTTCTTCAAATGTTTTCATCGTTCAACTCTTTCAAAGATTAAAAACGAAATGTTTGGGTCAATTTTATCGGGTTCGTCTGCTATGATTATTTTCGATCGTCTAAATAACTTATCATCTTCAACTATTTTGGCGTACTGAAGCGCATCGTTTACGACTTTTAACAAATTTTCCATGTCACGCCTTCGCCTATCTGGCATGACAATAAGAATGCATGCGCCAGCGGTTTTGCTTATCGTTCCGCGTTTACTGACAAGATTCGCCAAATAATATTTTGCATATTGACGATAATCTCTTATGCAGTCTTTCAATACATGAATTGCTTTGTATGGTTTTTGTTTTTTCCTTGAATAATTAGGGCAGTTTTTGTAACCAATAGCAACAGACTTATTTTTGTATGCGAAATTTGAACCATTAAAATTATTTAGACGAAGATTGGTATAATATTGATTGTTTCCTGTGGTAGGCGGAAAGGGAAGCGAAAAATAGTATTTTAGTTTCCAACCTTCAGAAACTGGAAAGGTAGGTTTATTATATGTATATAATAAAAATTCAATTCTTGACTTCATGTCATTTGCCCTTCTTATGAATATAATGGCATTATAATATCGGATTTTATTTTGTCAATAATGTTTTTCTAAGCAATTCGCTGGTTATTTTCTTTTTTGAATCAGCATGACTGTCGCCATAACAACCGCTAATATTAATAATTCCATAAATACCTCATTTTCTCAAACGCCAATATTCCCAAGCGATTCCAGCAACTGCTGTTATAATTGTTGCAATCAGACCCATTACCCATTTTTTAAATCTTTTTGGGGGTGATAAAAAATTATCTTCTTCGTTCTCATTATTATTTCTCTTGTCATCATTTTTTCTGCGAACCATTCCTGTGTCGCCGTTTACAGTCTTGTTAAATACACCCCTTCTGTCAACTTTTTCAAAAACAGGTTTGAAATTCTCTATCCACACATTTATGTTGAATATTGTTCGTGCTCTCTTGTAGCGGTATTTTGATTTCATCAATTAATTTTCCCTCAAAAATTGTTTTCCAGCGATTATGATTCTGTAAACGCTTGTCGTCAAAGTCATCTGGAACGACACCAGCCCATTTTTCAAAATCTTCATTGAAAATTTGAGCAACCCACTCTGAACATACAGGGCGATCAAAATTAATCATTTTGGCTATTTTTGCTCTTGATTTTAAGTTTAAATTTCGCAGAATCCAATTTGCGCAGCCATCTATTAAGTGGAAAAAAAGACGATGATAAGGATATATTTGACCTAAATTATTTTCTATTTCAAAAAGCCTCGTTTTGAATTTCAGCAAATTCATGTCAACATTTCTTATCACACAGACGTCATATCCAATATACTGTTTCAGTTCATGTAGGTTTAAATCTTTGTAGGCTTCGTAAATATAACCGTTGTTAATAGTATCTTTCAATCCGAATAAGGCAATATGAGTATATTTCGCTGGATCGCCAGCGAGCTGCTGTGACCAACGAATTAGGCGGCTTAGGAGTGTTGTGCCAGATGTCATTAAAACATCACCGGGCTGCACGATTTTGATTAGTTCTGATATAGTGATTTCATTCACCTTTAAACTCCCCTGTATCGATTTCGTATAAAATACGCTGCGCTCGTTTTCTAACTTGATCAAACCATTTGGAGTCGCGCATTTCCGCAGCAACAAAATGCCAATCGTTTGGATTATCGTTAATAATTAATTTTATAGTTTTTTTGAATTCTTTAAATGTTGGAAGTCCAAGATTAAAAATCATATCGCACAATGCTTCGCGGCGAACTTCGTTAATCTCAAACGGGCATTTTTCCTCGAGCCAACCATATTCTTTTATTGTTTGTTTTAAAACCTTTTCAAGTTCTCGCTCTGCCTCTAATGGAGAGATACGATCGTCCATTTTTTTTGCTTTTGTCCCATAGCCAATGCTTATACGACCCTTTTTATATTGATCGTCTTTGTAAGCAAATAACTTTAGGCTTTCTTCAGCCATAATTCTTTTTTTTAATCTGACGAACTGTTTATCGGAAAATTTTGACTTTCGTTTAAAAAGCATTATAATCATCTCGTTGGTGCAATGCCGACATTATAACATAATAATTAATATAATATAAAAAGAGGCATCCTATAATGAATATTAAGCAAATTCTTAAGACAATTGTAAAAGCAGCAATTGCCATTCTATCAATAAAATCCGTTTATGCTAATGATGAATATACTAAGGAATTTATTTGCCCAACACCAAATGAATATGATTGCACTAAGTCAATATCGGGTTTTTATTTTACAGAGAAAGGATTATTACGAGAAAATAATTCTGCCGTTATAGAGGGCGTTACTTGGAAAATGCAGGATGTTTTTGCAAATAGCGCGCCTATTATATCAAATGAAATTGATTATTATCTTGCGCATAATTCTTTTTACAAATTTGAACCATCCACTAAATGCTGCCCAACTAATATGAAAATTTGCAGTTTTTATCTACCGCGAATGAAAATATTAAATGGGCTTGATGAAGAAATAATCACTCCTGCAAAAGAAGAATCTTCTGTTATATGTGGATATGAAACTGCTCCAACACAAAGAAATAAATATGGAATTTTGCGTTTTCAACTTGCTGCAAAAGGGAAAGGATTATATAAAAAAATTACATCAAATTATGGAAAAACTTTTATTAAAGATTCTGATGATCAAGATGAATGTTTTAGGTGCATTGACAAAAATCCATCTAATTGCAAAGTTGCTGCAACATTTTTCAAAGATTCAAAGCAGGAAAACAGAACTGTAAGTTCATCTATGTGTCTTGTGCTTTAAGCAGGGACTTCTTCTATAGTAAAACTTGAATAATTAATAAATAAGCTCGTATCGCTTCCATCGCCATTTAATCTTAGATTGCATGTTGCATCCGGGCCTATGCGGGCTGTATAAGTTCTTGATGGCGTCGTTGGTGGTTGATAGAAAAAAGTCCACTCAATCGACTTTAAATTATTAGTAGAATCAGTGCCTTTAATTTTTTTCGACCGTTTGCCGATACAGCTTGAGCCAAAGCTTTCAAAAACAGCGACAGTTACAGCCACGTCGGCATCTACCCATACAACGACAGATAAACTAATTTTTAGCATTTTAGACAAACTGCTTAGTGTAAATGGGATTGTAAAAGTAACAGGAGTTGGAGCGCCGTCACTAATCAACGTTCCTTCTGAAATAAGAGGCGGAGTATTATCGCGTGGAATTACTGGAGCGGACGATATTAAATTTTCTATTCCGAATTGTATAGAAACTGGTTTTGGAACAAATCCTAATACTTTGCTCCCGTTAGTTTGTAATAGCTGGCCAAGTACGCCGTCTGCCGTCGGTAATGAAAATCCTGCAACAGCAAATGGAACTCCGTATTCTCCAGTTCCGCCGCCTGTTTTTGCGGCATAACTGAAAGCAGTATGGTTGATCACTGAGCCGCCGGACTGAACATCATTTACGGTAATTACATATTTCCCGTCTTCAATATCACCTGCTTGTGTAGTAGGTAATAGTTCTACGTATGGGTATTGTCCTGAAAGCGAACCGTCTTGCCTTTCACCATAAGCGATATGAGCACCTAAATCAGCGGTCGGCAAAATTGTTGTTGGCGATGATGGACTTCCTTCGGCAAACGAAGTTTCAATACGCGCTGCTTGCGTGCTGGCGTAGCCTTTTGCGCTAATAAGAGGTCTTTTGCCGCGAATTAAAATTCCATGTTCTGTGGAAATAATATTGTGATTATGATCGTTTACATTAATTGGTGTATCTGCCTCGTTTTTACCATGAATGATTATGTCTGCCGTCGCGCCTGCTGCAACTTTTATTCCTGTTGTCCCAGTAAATGAGCCAGTTTTTAAAGTTTGTCCGACGATAATGGTTGCGTGTCCTTGATCAACATTTATTCCGCCTACATTGTTAGCTCCAAGCAATAAAGTATCAATCTTAATTATATTTTTAATTGAGCTTGCATTATCAACGAGCACGCCATATGGTGTCCCTGTGGCGACTTCCATTTCTAGTGTTCCGATTGAAATATTAGCCGATGCGGCACTAAGAATACGCAGAGTATTTATTGGTGAAAATTTGCCATTTACATATCTTGCAGTATAGTATGCAATATCTGAAGCTGTTGCCCCAACAAAGTCAAAAAATCCTTCTCCTTGTTCAGCGCATATTATTTTTGATTTTCCTTCGATATCAATAAAATTGCCGATTAATTTTGCATTTGGCGCATAAAAAACAACATAATCGTTTATTGATTTTGACTGGATGCTGTATGTTCCATTGTCTAAACATAAAATAGTAACAGGAGTGCTTACGCTTGCTGCTGCATTGGCAACATCTAAAGCTTTAGCTGCTGTTACAAACGGTTTGTGTTCTGATAATCCGCTATTGCTGTCTGAACCATATTTTGCAAGGAAATATGTCTGAACCGCATCATAAGATTTTGCAAGATTAAATGTTTGCTTGTGTCTAATAAATCCCATTTTATTACCTCTAAACTAAATATGGCAGAACAATTTTATCGAGTATTTCTTTTTGCTGTTCTTCCAGTGTTTTATCAACTGCCACATAAAATTCTGGTCGTGCAGGATAAAGATTAAATTTTCGCATTGTAATAGCTGTTTTTATTTTCTTTTCCATAGAAATAATATCAACATCTTGATTTTCTTTTTCTTGTTTATAGTTGTAAACAGTCATTTTTCACCTCTTATAAACTTTTATGGTATGCGATTGTATTATCTAAGGTGGTTTTTTCTTCGCCGCTTAATTCAGTTTCCATTACGACTTTACAATTTACGGGATCGCAAAATACTTTAAAATTCTTGCCGGGCAAAGCTTCCTCTATTTGCTTTGCTAAATAAATATGGTTTTCTTCACCGTCTTTACTGTTCGGATTTTCAATATTTCCGCGTTCATAAATATAATCTGTCATTTTATCACCATTAAGTGTAAGTAATTACCATGCACATAGTATGTATAGTTCCGCCGATTGCATTTGTATCAACCAATATGCCGCCATCAGTTCCAGCAGCAAGATTAACGAGAAGCGGACTGACGTCCAAATGATATCTAGTATCTACAGTACCCAAGTTATATACTGTGGTAGTATCTGAGGAAGTATATTGTACATTTGACTGACCCACTGAATTAGTATGTTCCTCATGCAAATCAATATCTTTTCCACTGCCAGCAGCACCGCTTGTTGGATATAAAACAATATAGGCAGCGGTAAGTGTATTAAAATCATATGGAATAAAATAATTATATCTGTAAGTCCCAGCACCTGCTACGTCTCTAGGACGTCTGTTTGAGTAGTTTGCATTCCCTGAATCTGCATAAATCACAATTGTTTTTGTTACACTGATTGCAGCATTTAATGTATTGAGCGCGGCTGCGACCGTAGTCCCTGCTACTCCGCTATCGTTATTAACTTCTGAAGCGTCATAATCGTTTAATTGTGCCGTCACCGCTCCGCTTCTTCCAAAGACAGAAGTTACCCCCGACTGACTATCTAATGTATCCAAAGCGTCTTTTACGGTTGCGCCAGTAACTCCGCTATCATTATCAACCTGCGAGGCATCATAATCGCTTACAGCAGCGACAATATTTCCTATACGTCCAAATACTGAAGTAACTGGCGGAGCGCAACCTGTTACATCGTTATATTTTATTATTATTTCTTCTCCAGCGACAAAAGTATATGGGAGATCAAGCCAAGTTACCGTTGTTCCAACTACGGTATAATCTGTCGGTGGGCGCAATTGTCCTGCATGATAAAATGAAACGCCTGCAACACTTGCTGGTGTGCTGCTTAATGTAAATACCGTTTGTCCTACTGTTGTAGTAAAGACATCTACGGATGCGTTAGGAACACGCCCATCGATTTCATCAAAAATCTGCTGCATGTTTATCTTGTTAGCAGTTGCGCCGCTAATATCGGTTTCTAACTGCATATTTGCCGTTAAAGAAGCCGCCAATGCCAAATCATTAATTTTTTTCTTTGTCATAATTAATACTCCGAATCCGCAGTAATACGCTGGTCGTCTTCAGCGGTAATACGATAAAAGCCATCTGCTGTAATTCGCTCAATAACATCCAAAATAATGTCTTTTGTCGAATTCATTATCATAAACCAAAATTTTTTGGCTGCTTGATAAGTTTGTTTCATCTTTAACCTTTAATGATAATCATTGTCGATATAATTTCCAGTTACAGCCCAATATAATCCAGTAGCCGTTGTGTTAGTCGCCATAACTTGATCGTATATAATAGCTACTGTTTCACCTGCTTCTATTGGCCATATATTAATTTCACCAGTTATTGAATTTTTGACAGCTATATCTCCTGCGACTGTTTTGCATTTAATTAACGTGCAAAGATGTCCTATTGGAACAGTATCGCTAGGAGTAATAGCGCCTGTTTTTGTAATAAAAATTCCTATATCACCATTTGCCGTCTTTGGGTCTATTTTATAAGCCGTCATTTCTCACCTCAAAATTTAACACAATATAATAAACTTTTATTTCTTGGTCTTGCTTCGCCGCCTTCTCCCGAAACAAAAGGAACTTGTGAAATGGATAACTCATAATATTGGTACCAGCCAATACTTCTTCCAGCTATTGAACTAGAAGTAGATAATCCATCTGTACTTTGACTACCCCAGAGCGCACTTGGCAATAAATGATGATGTGCTTTATTTGTATCTATTTGGCTTGTCCCTATCTCATTTCCGCCAATTCCGCTTTCTGTTGGGTTTCTTATATCAAATCCTTCATCGACATCAGAATTAACAGCCTGTGCTCTCAAAAAATATCCTCTATAATCAGGAACCTTATAATAATATTTTGAAATCGCTTTAGCGGTTTTTGTTGCAACATCGTTTGCGCTATCTGTGCTTAATAATTCTATCTTTATTCCAGTTTTCAATGGTATTTGTGGGTCTGTTCCAACACTATCTACAGTATACCATACATAAAAATTTATAGATGAATTATTAGCAAGAAAATATTCGCTGCCACTGAGTGTTGACGCCGCATTGCAAACAATTTTATTCGCCTGTTTTCCTTCTAAGGCATTTTTTATCTTCCATAGAACGGCTAATTGATTATCAGACGCATTTAAATCTACAACAATTCCAGTACGCCCACCTATTGCAGGATCGGTACCTAACCCATCTACCCTAAACCAAACATAATAATTTCCAATAGTTGATGATATTAAAAAATGATATCCTGCTATAGTTCCACTAGAATAACTTGCTCTTGGCGAAACGTACGAATAATAAGCTTGTACAGACGGCGAACCAACATGGGTTCTCACAAATCTACCAAGAGAATTAGCTGGGTCTGGTGCTGTAACAGCGCCATCATTTTTGTTTCTAAAAATCAAACGATAAAGAAAATCGCAAGAGAAGCCACCTGTTGCTTCAAGCGCCGATTTAATTTTTCTCATAATTGATACATTTGATTCATTGTAAGTTATTTTTATTTGTATTCCTGTTCTTCCACCGATAGCAGGATCATTCCCAACTTCAGAAATACCAAACCAAACATAATAATCAGTTGTTGTGCTACTTATTAAAAAATAATGACCGGGTTCAATTGCCGAAATCTGATTAAAATAAATAAATAATTCTTGTGGCTGCGTCGGACTAGGTGGAATTATTGTTTCAACCACAACAGATTCTGGTTTCAAGTTTCCGCTTGTGGCAGCCGAAACAGTTCCGGGTGAAGTATTTACAACAGACAATGTCATTTTTGGTTCAGTAGCTTGTTCTAATTTGTTTATTGAATCATCTACTGTAATTGCAAACTCAGAAAATCCTTTATCGCCACCAACTCTTTCCGTTGAAAAAGAAAAACCAGTATTATTATCAGCCCAAGCAGTAATTGCTGTTTCCTTTTTCTCATTTGTGATAATGATGTTATTAGTATATATCAGCGGGAAAAATCCATCATCACCATATCCAAAAATATTTCCGTTTCCAAATTCTGTTTCCCATTGGTTATAAAGACGCTCATAGGTAATTGGAACATCATATGAATTATATTTTGCATCCACTTTATCTGTAGTCACATAAGTCGTTCCATCAAGAGGAAGATAACCGTCGGGAATATTTTTTCGAAGCATTTTTTTTACAAAACCAGTGTCATTATAAAACGCTTTTTTATTTCCTATTGAAATTTCTGTATAATAAGCATTTTCAACACTCGCCACTTCAGATTCATAAGCATTTCTTTCTAGTCTGTCTTGATAAAACGATTTTTTATCAAAATTTCTAAGAATTTCTCCTAAATTAAGCTGAAAATTAGTAAAACCAATATTGAATGCTTCATTTAACGGCATTCTGAAAATCAGACTAGTTTTATCGTTGTTATCTGTGCCCTTGCTTTTACCAGATACTGAAGGAATTTCGAAATTAATTGATTTTTCAGAAAAAGTACCATCTGCGCTGATTGTACCAACACCTGTAACAACTTCTGAACTTGGAGAGCCGCCTGTCCCAAAGTTTTGCTTAACTAAAACAGTAATTAAAGAACTTGTATTTGAAATAATAGACAAACCCAAAGACATCGTTTGCTCAGAAAAATCTTGCGTATTTCCTAGCGCATATTGAACGTCTAACTCTGTTTGACCACCTGCACCAGAAGAAGTTTCATATACATTCATGTAATAGGTAGGCGTATTATCAACATCGCTTTGTCCCATGCTGAATTGCTTAAATTCAATAATAATGTTTCCTTCTTCATTGTTTCTTCTAAATGTCCATCCTTCATCAGCTATAACCACATCCTCATTTGGAGGTAAATCGCTGCTTGCACCCTCTAATTTTTTATTGTCAAAAAACCGAAATTGAGAATTTAAAATATGATTTCTATCGGTTTCCTCGAAAGTTGGCTTAATTTCTTGTTGTATCAAAAAATTGACAGGAGCATTGAAATTATCTTCATCGTAATATGGTGAATCATCCTCTTTTTTAACAACAAGATAATAATTTTCATCACTTGCCCAATAAATAGGTTGAATAACTCCGCTGGTTGGGTCTACAGGATGACCGCCTGAATCAAGAATTATTGGTTGAACCCAAACAGTTGTTCCTTCTCTGTCTTTATAGACAGCTTTTTCTGTAGAATGTTCAGTTGCCTTAAAACAAAATACTTTACCATTAGCAAGCGGATTTCCTTCACTATCTGAAAAATACCATACTGGATTAGGTGATAAATTGTATTGTGTTTCTATAGTCATTTTAACCTCTTTCTCGTGATGGTCGTCCTGCAATTATAGGAACACCTCGAAGCGAACCAGCAGCGACATTTAATCTTCGTAAAATATTTGCAACAATCGGGGTTAACCTTTCAGCAGGGACACGGCCTTGCAATGCTCGAGCAATAAGAGAGGATAACCCCAAACTTGCTCCTAATGCTGGGTGGAAAAATGTTGTTGGAACGCCAATTGTTTGAGCTATATCTGCCAATTTTCTTAAAAATTCTCTTCCTGTCGGCGCATTCAATCGACCAGTCTTTAAACGAGTATTTTCCATTCTCGAAAATTGGTCGATTGAATTGAATATATTTTCTGAATTTTTATCGTGACTAAATAATGCGTTTCTAACACTAGGATCAATTTTATCCACAAGTCGCGTGAATTGTTTTGTATCTAATTCATTATTGCCGTCTAATGCACCCTTCAAATGATTAAATAAAATTAAATTCTTTTCTGGCGCAGATAATCTTTCTATTTTTTGAGCATTCCCGCTTTTTGACAATCCTTTTGATAAATTTTCAATTTTATCATTTACTCCGATTAATTGATTTTTTTGCATGTTTGATAAATCGTTCAAACCTTCATCGCCAACTGCGGATTCAATAAATGGTTTATTTTGACCAGAATATTGTTTATCAAAAATATTTAATAACTTTGATGGATTAGCTTCACGTCTTTCTGTTGTAGGATTAAACTCAACGCTATCTTTGAATGCCTGAAAAGCTAATGCTTTTTTACCATTTTCGTTTAATTGGTTTAAAACTGAAGGAAGTGCGGTATTATCAAAATTAAGCAATTCTTTATGAAGATTTCCGATTTCAGCAGCTCCTTTAACAGCATTTTGTATGCCTTCTGTGCGAAGCGGCAACGCATTGGTTTTCCAATAATTGTTTGCTTCTTTCCATTTGGAAATGGCATCTGTATTTTCAAGCGCATTTCCCAAATCATCTTCTACATTATTTGCAAGCGAACCAAGCATGCTCGAAACCGTTCTATTTTTCTCAAAATTATATTTTTGAGCAAGCTCTCGCAAACGCTTCATGGTTTCTGTTCCACTTTCAAATGTCTGCCTTTTTGCCCGAATAATTTCTCCTTGCGCGTTTCTTAATTCACCTCCCCTAACTAAACCAGCCAAAATATTATTAATTTTGTCTACATCTACTTGAGGAACTCCTCTGTTTAATAATTCAGTTTCTTTTTCAAGCAATTCTTTCGCGTTTTTAGATGCTGTGGGGAATACCATTCCAAAATTACCGCCTTCTCTTGCCGAATCGTAAGCATCATTGTATTTTTCTGCTGCCTTAGCGCTTATATTTTTATCTAAATCTGTTACGGCGCTTCTAAGACGTTCTGGTTGAGCAGATTCTGGCAAACCACCTGATAAATTATTCATGAAACTATTGGCTTGGTCTCGTTGGCTTGCTATTTTTTGAAGTTCTTGATTTGCTTCTATTGGGGACAAATCTGAACGAAGCCTTTGCATATATTCATTAAAAACATTTCCAACACCTCTAGCAAATTTGCTCTTTCCAGCAGCGGCAGCAAGTTTTCCAGCAAATGGTTCTACAACCTTGCTCGCGGCTCCCAATCCTGTGCCTAAAGTCATTCCACCCAATGCTTGCGCTTGAGTCGGAGCTTGCTGCTGTCCTAACGCACCTGTTAACCCCAATGCCGCGCCTCCAGCAAGGCGCCCGATTCCAAGTTCTGGTATTGCAAGACTTCCTAAAAATTCGCCTAATCCTTCTCCGAACGTACCGACAAAAGGCTCTGTAATTTTTTGTATTGGGTCTGCTGGCTTAACACCCATTTTTGCAAGTCCTTCTGCAATCTTGAATGGAAGAGATAAAAACGGAATATTGGCTTGAGCTCCTGCACGTTCAAATGCGCGTCCGATAACTTCTGGTGTTCGTAAAAGACCAGCGCCAAATTGTTTGTAGAATGGAGCTTGTTGCGCTTTCATAGATTTAGCGACATCTTCTAAAGTTTGCTCACTCAACACAGGAGGGGTTGATACAGCAGGTTGTTGCTGCATTTGAGATGCCACATCATTTAATGATTGTTGTGTAATAGATTCATTCATTATTTTATTAAACCCCTTCTTCGTAATTCATTTTTGTATTCATCTACATCAAGACCATGTTTTTTAGCAGTTTGTTCAATCATTTGCTCTATTTGATTTTGTTTAGTAGTCAATAATGGAGTTTTTGAAATTGATGGCGCAATCTTTTGAATGCCATGAATAGATGGAATAGTTTGAGGATTTTCTCCTAATGACAAAACGTATTGCCCATTATTTAATTTTTGAATTGCCTCTGGTGTTGAAAATTGTTCGGCTTTTCCAACATTATTTTGTAAAATTTCACCAGTTTGCGGGTCAACAAGCGGATAATGAGAAATATACTCATTCCAACCACGACTGGCAGCACCAAAACCTGATATTCCTTTACCTGCAACATCACTAAAATATTTGCTCTTATTTATTACTCTTTTTGCTGATGCGGAAAGTGAATTTATTCCCTCATTAAAAGCTCCTTCGCCAAAATTTCGACCCACTTTTGATTGAAGAATTAATTTTCTTAATGAATCGGTACTCCTTATATTTTTCATTTGTCCTGTAAGATTTATTACTAAATCTTTTAATGCTCGGTCAAATGCTTGGGCTGCATTTGTTACGGCTGGCGTATGTCCAAATAAAACTCCTTTTTCACCATAACCAAGATTCGCATAATTTTTTTTCATTTCATTTAAATCTGCAAGTACGCGTTCTGAAATATCAGAACCAGCAGACATATCTGGAAGTGCTGAACCCAATGCTTTTGCATCAGCTTTTTGAAGAGCTTCTTGTCCGGGTGTTGGCGCGTTTGCTTGTTGGCGCAATTTTTGAAGCATTATTTCTGTTCTTAATTCATTTAATCCTAAATTTGCCTTTCTTTGTTCCGCTAGACCTTGGGCGTTAATTTGGGCTAATCTAATTTGAGATTCAATCTGCTGTGGAAGTAATTGTGTACGCGTTTGAGCTAATCCAGTTTGAGCTTGTTGCAATGCTCTAGCCACTTGCGCATTTCTAAGCGCTTCAGCGGTACTCATCGCTGTTTGAACGGGACTAAATTGACCGATTTGTGATATTATGTTTTCTACTGCCATTAAAAGAATCCCCCTGATAAACCGCCGCCGCCAAATTGCTGAAATTGATTAACCAAAGAACTGACGCTTGGTTCTATTGGTGCAGATAAAGCAGAAGAGCCAAATAAATTGCCAAAACCGCCACCGCCAAAACCGCCACCGCCAAGAGCACCACCTATTAAACCACCTATTCCGCCAAATAAACTGCTAATGTCTCGTTGTCTTCCAAGAGCGCTTGCAGCTTGTGCTGCGCCAATGTTACCTAAATCTCCAGCAATTCCAGCACCTGTTTGTAACGCACCGCCAGCAAGCGCTTGACCAGCCCCAAGACCACCCCCGAAAAGAGATTCTAATGCCTGCTGCTGACTTGAACGCACTCCTAACGCTTGGTTTATGAATTGATTCAAATTTTGAGATGCAAGACCTGATACAGTTTGCGCCAAACTTGCACGTTCCGCACCTGTATCAAGAAGGCCTGCGCGTTCTGCTTGATTCTGCAATGCGCGTGTTGCTTGCTGCTGAATAAATTGCTGCCCTGGTGATGTCTGGAACTGCTGCGTTAATCTATTAATTACCGCTGCTGGATCGCCGCCAGTTAACGCCTCAAGTCCGGGAATCGCAAATTGTCCAGCGCCCATAAACGGACTTAAAAATTGCTGTGCTTTTTCAAATTCTGCGCGGCGTTCTGCAATTGCCTGCTGTTCTGCTTCTTCTATATCAGAAGAAGCATCCCCACCTCCGCCAAATAAACCGCCTAATGCGCCGCCAATTACACTTCCGATACCATCAAATAATCCCATAACATCACCTATGCTCTTCTATAATGCTCAATCCAAAGATTTTTAGACTTCGAATAATGAAGTCTAATAATCGAATTATTTTTTAACGTGAAATTGGCTGTTAACGACAAACCGTTTCCGTTTACTAATTCCACTGTATTTGTATCAGACATCCCTTCGATATCTATAATTTTCCCATCAAACCATGCATATATTTGTGGGTTCGATGTTAAAGTTATAGCGCCGCCCGTACTTTCTATACGTATATTTTCTGATAATGGCGATATAATGTCTGAAACACTTAATTGCTGAATATCTGAAACTCTATTTTTACCAAGCGATTGATCGCGAAGCGAATTAAACCAAGAATGCCATTTTTCAGTTACCTTAGAATTATCTCCCGAGATTTCATCTAATTTTGGCACTGGCGGAATATTTTCAGTCGTCGTTGTCATGCGTCACCTAAAACTATTCCAATAAATGCATCAAAAATTCCAAATTTCGTTTTATTCCAATAATCAATCTTGAATGTAATTTGATTTCCATATCCTAAATTATAAAATTTCACCTCTTTTAGATAATCGCCAATTTTTCCTATATCGGCCAAAATCGTTTTTCCATACGTCAATCCTCCATCATGCGATACACGAAGATAGATAAACGGCTTCGTATCTCCATGAAAAGCATCAGTTTCCTTAAAACCATCTAAAGATTCGCCGACATTAATTCTTAACTTTAGAAAAGAACAAATAAAATTATCGTTATTCGGCAATCTAAATGTAGGTGTTGTAATATTTCTATTAATTTCAATTCCATCTGCGCTATAATAATTTATTGAACGTTCATATAGAGCATTATCAGAATAATCGATGACATAATGTTTGCCATTATAATAGGTGTGTTTTTCTGCCAAATCCCGTTCATTTGCTTTATAGGTCAATCGAACCCATCTATCCCTATACGGCAGTTCGCTATTAATTCTAAATTGCCAACTTTTATTTTCTGTTGGAAAATTTATTTGATAAAAAATATGCCCGAGCGAATTTTTATAAATGAACCCTGTCGCATCATCCACTTTTGAATAATTTTCAAATTCACGTTCTATAGCAGGACTGCTGACCAAATTAATCTTTCCGCCGTCTGTTATAGCGACTGAATTAACGCCTTGTTTGCTCTGTGTAAGCCATCCAATAAATCCAAGTCCTGTATCTTTTGCAAGACTTCTTGGTGCAACACATCCAAAAGGAATGTCGGTCAACTCTTTTCTAAAAGGAAGTGGTGGCGGAGCTCCAGCGTCGTACCATATTTGAGTAATATATTTTCCAAAAACATAAAGTTTGCTTTGACCTAAAATAGTAGCAAGCCCTATTACTTTTTCCCCAAATGGCAATTTAAATTCAGCATCGCCATACCAAAGCAGCCCATTATTAATCTCCGAATAATTAATTTCGTTTGTTTCACCATAACCTGCTACAAATCTATCTGAAAAAAAGACGGTCGATCGCGGCAATTTTGGAAATGCTGGTTGAGTCTGCAATCGAAAAACACCTGTTTCTCTGTTATAAAGCCATCCATTAGCGCCATCGACAATAAGCATTTCTTTATCGCTACTCGATATGTCAACTAAGCCAGAATCAGTGTTAATTGTTCCCAAATCATTTTCAGATAGAACTTCATCAATAAGATAAATTTCAGCTCCGCAAACAGCCACTAATTTATCAGCAAATTGGTGAAGTGCTCGCCCTCGACCGCTTTTACTAAATCTATGCGCAAGAACCAAACCATCTGTTGGGTAATAAGCAATCTTATTTTGCTGGGCCTTTTCTGTTTCCACATACAAATTTACAGTTTCTTGGGTATCGAATTGCGGAAACAATCCTTTTCCATAACCGCCAAAAATATTAAACGAAAGGTTTTTTGACATAATCATAACCTCTCGCATCGAATGAATCGGATAATCTTCCATCTACAATTGGATATAAATTACATTCACTTGCCGATTGAATTTCATTTGATAATTCTTGATATCTGTTTTCTTTTCCACCATCCCAAACTGCTGATGGATAAATATCCCTAAGCGCTCTTGCTAAATCATAAATTACAAATTCATCCCATCCAGCAGGAACGATAATATCCAAATCATCTGAAATAATAAGCGGATAAACTTCAAATTTACCAACCAATAGAATTTCATATATTCTTTCCGGCGTTGGCAAAAATGTTATTTTCGAATTGTCTAATTCTTGATTGAAATAATAGAAGCAGGGACGACCATATGAATTTAAATTACGATCATTATTGTAAAATGATTCTTTATCCAATACATCTAGGCAATATTGATATGAATTTTCACTTAATTTCACATATTCCAGCGAAACAAGTTTCTTCGTGTCAACATCTTTTCCAATTCCAATTGTATAGGAATCTTGGTTTGCTATTGTGTTAAAAGTTACCTCTTTTGTATAAGGAACTTTCGCCGAATCATTGGCATAATTTTGTAAACGAAAATTTAAAGTTTTTAAACCTTCTGTTTTCCTGTAAGCTGGTAAATCTTCATTTGACCCTTTTACACCAATAAGAGTATAAGCCCTTTCAATTGCAGAGATAACGGATGTTCTTGCCATTTAAACCCCCGCTATAAGCGCGGCAAATTAATTCACCGCGCTTTCATATTAGATTAACCAAGTAATAAAGCAGACCTATCAGGATTTACTTTATTCACCCATTGCAGATTCCAGCGATAAAGCTGAGTCGGTTTTAAAGTCGTAATATCTTTGTCTTGAAAAACCGTCATACCTAACTGTAACTGAGGCAAAAATGTCACAATATCATTAGGGTCTGCTTTTGGAAGAGGAGGCGCTGCTATCATTAACGCACTCGTATTAAACCCAACATTTGCCTCATAAGGTATTTTTGTCGTTGAGCCAACGCCAGTATTAGCAGTAACTAAATATACAGCCATACCAGCAGTAATTTGACCGCTAATGTTTCGATATGGGTCTGTCGGGTCATAATAAAGCGCTTCGCTAAATGTAACCACTAAATCTCCGCTTCCATCGCTTGCATAACTATAGCGAATTTCTTGTGGAGCAGTTGGCCACGGCAATGGCGTTGGATTACTTCCATCAACAACACTTATACTTAATGGATATTTTGTAGAATTTCGAAATACAGGGTTTAAATAATTGAGTGATGGAATAACTAATTTATCGCCAGTTCTCAAAACATCCGATACGGTTGCGCCTAACGTAGTTAATGTTAACTGATTCGCTCCATTTGCAACGTTTGTTTTAACTGTACCGCAAGCAACTAATCCAGCAGTAGGAGTTGCTGAATTTAAACCAACGCCTGCAACATGTCTTACAACAGCAGAACTTTTTAGAACTTGATCAAAATTTGTCGTTCCATTAGGAATTACCACATTTCTACTAAAATTTCTGCTTAATGGAACATCATTAATTGGAAATGCAGAAAATCCTATTGAGGAAGCTGTTGAATAACTCAAAGCTAAAAACCGTTCCCCAAGATTAATAATTCCCATATCTCCCATTAAGGCATCTAAGTCGCTTAAAGCCTTAAAAGTAGTCGGTGTAACACCAGCAGTTCCTGTAAACAAATAGGTATTTTTGAATAACTGCCAAGAAGAATCTAACTCAATATCAGACGCCAATGCTTCATGAATTGCGTCATCAATTCGCACTTCTTTCTGATGTTTAATATTGAATTGTCTTTCTCGAACGGTGGGCGCCCATTTAGCATTCGTTGACATATTTATTGTCATCAATGCCGTTCGTTCAGTAATATCACCGCTAGCAGCTGCATATCCTGCATCAGAAACGGTATTTACTTTATTTGGAAGTTGATATTTTACGCCTTCGCCTTGATCGACTGAGCCATCATTATTGAAATTTGCTTCATATCGAGTATCTGATGCTTTAACAAATACAAACCTTGCTTGAAGTCTATCTAAAACCCTCTCCGCAACCACTTGGTCTACGGTATATGTACTAACCATCTGTAGGTACCTCTAAATTATTTTGTTAATAATCTACAGGCTCCCCTCTACGTCTCTTTTCATAGGCTTCAGCAGCAGTAAACGCGCCTTTTGCAAATGAACCATTTTCTTTTAAAGGCGTTGGCTGTTTAGTGCTGTTGCTATGTAATTTCGATTGTTTTCGGGCAGCCATGTCACTCATAAGTTTTGTCATGGCAGCAATCCGCTTTGCTGGATTGTCTTTTCTTGCAATCTCATCTAATTTTTCTTGCCCGCTTCTGGTTCGTCCAATTTCATAAAGAAAATCGATTCCATTTTCGCCAAACTCACTCGCTATTTGCGCAGCAGCTTCGGTTAAATGTGTGTCTAACAAACCCATGTCAAACAATTCGACAAGTGTAGTCTGAACATCAATCCCATTTCTTTTAACAGAATCCAAAGCTTGCGCTTTAGTATCTTGACTCCATTCTATGTTAGATGTCGATGTATCTTGTTTTTTTGTTTCAACTGGTTTTTGCTGCCCTTGAAATTGATTTTGAGAATTAGAACCAAGTCGCTCCAATTCTTCAAAAGTCATGTTCAGCGGTAACTGTTTACCAGTGACTGGGTCATACAAAACTGCAAAATTTTGAGGCTGCTGTTGATTTTGCTGAGAAAAATTCGGTTGATAAGAACTTTCTTTAGTAAAAGAATCTAACTTTGATTTATATTCAGCAAGTTGATCCTCTAACTCTTTTTGTTTTCGCTTCGCAGCTGTTGATTCTTTTCTTAATCGTTTCCACGCTGCATCCGCTATTTGCCGCTTTTTCTCTTCGCTTTCTTCCTCTTGTTTCGCTAATTCTTTTGTTTCGGCACTTTCGCCGTTAGGATTTTCTTCAGTTTTAGACTCCGAAACGTCATCCGTAGTATTTTGTTCAGCTTCTACGTTAGCTTCTGATTGAGATTCCAAGTTTTCTTCTGCCATTTTTACCTCAATTGGTAACAGTAGTACGGCTACTTCCGACTAGAATGTTCCACGTGAAACATTCCATTTGGGTAAATTTAATACAGTAAATTTTATTTGTCAAGAGTTATCCACAGGTTATCCACAGATTTTTACGCACACGATCTAACTCCAGCATATATATTGATTCGAGAGCTATATAGATTGAAATTTTTCCCGCGTTTTCCCGTCGGGAAAACGGGAAACAATCAGGAAAATTTTTTTATGTTTTTTCATTCTTGAAGCAGTCAAAGATGAGCTCACGCGCTTGCTCTGATGAGTACTGTAAATTTCGTGTCATTTTGTCACCTCAGAGGTGTCATTTTGTCACCTCAGAGGTGTCATTTGTCATTGAACGTCGTTCAATGACAATGACAAATATATTGCACAGATATTTGCATTATTTCTCTCGATTAGTTAAAATAGCCACAATTTATATATACTAAGAGGTATTTTATGGGTCGTCCGCCATCAAAAGTACAGCCAGCAACTCAAAATGATGTAAATATCGATTTTAAATTTCCAACATTAACCCAAGAACAATTAGAGAAGATTCAAAGGAAACTAACAAAAGAACAATTTTCTTATTTTGTCACTCAATTGCACGAATCCGAACGAGTATTGGAAGAAGAAAAAAAACAGAAATCATCCTGTCATGCTGGGCAAACTATTAGGAATTTGAAAACCAATGAACATTATGTAATTGTGTGGACAGGAAAAGGACAGGTTAAAAACCATAATCTTGAAGTCAAAATTGTGAATCTCGATAATGTCGATGAAGAGGAAATTTTTAATACTGGCGAAGTAAAAGATACCTCATTAATATCTATGGACGAAATGGCAAAATTGATGAAAGTAGAAAATGCCAAAGAATTTTCACAAAATTTTGCTACAAACAGAGGAAGATTCGAGGTTTAAAATTGTGGTTGTCTTCCGCCGAACAATTCACCTAGCGAACGTTTAGCTGTCTCAAATGCCGTTTTTTGCAATTCCATGTCAGTTCGTGCTTGTTCAACTCGTAATTTATCGCTTTCTATAGACCCTTTCATTAGGACATTTAACCTTTCTGTTTGAGAATCTTGCAATTTTGAAGTCGTATTACCGATTGCATTTATTTGGTCTGCATGAGCTCTAACCGTATCATTTTGAACTTTAATCTGCTCATTTTGCAATCTCTGTTGCGCCATCTGAAGCATCATTTGCTGCTGCTGATTTTGAGATTGAATATTCTGCTTAGCAAGAGCCAATTCCTTCGGATTTTTAGATTCCTGAAGAATAATCTGTGGGTTGACTATGCCGCTATTTCTCACTCGTTCTACAAGCTGCGGTGTATTCGGTAAATCGGCATTTTCGAGTAACAAATCTATAGTAACTGGTATTAATTGTGGATATGAACTTGTTAACTGCTGCAAAAACATTAGATTTTGCATTTTTTGCAATTCATAATTATTTCCGACAGAAACCTTTACATTGAATTTTCCAATCGATAAATCGGTCATTTCATCCATCGGGTCATTTACTTTGAAAAAGTCGCTGTTTTCATTTTTATCAGGCAAATTTATATCTCTAGTATCATCAATAACATTCTGTGATAAATCCAATATGCCATTTAAAACAATCTCATAAGCTTTCCTAAAATTTTCAAAAATGATTTTTGTGGTAATGTTGCCACCTAACTGCCTCTGAGCTATCGCAACACCAGTTAACTCATTACTTGGTGCACCCATATTTGCGTCAAACCTGCCAATAACCGATTGAATTGCTGCCATAGATTGCTGCTGCTGAACAAAAAGACTTTGCGGGATTTCCTGCGGTTGCTGTTTTATCGGGGCTAATATCGAGTTTCCAAGCTGATGCGGCGTGTAAACTAATGCGGTTTTCGGCTGCGAAGTATTTCGCCACATTTGTTCATTTCCTTTTAACATTTCTCGAGTAACAAGATAGGGTTCATACCGAGTCAGTTTGAATCGTTCAGCGATTTCATTGATTATAAAATTGTGAAATCGCTGCATATCTTTTGCATAATAAATTAGAGAAATTGTTTTTTCTTTATCAAAGACCCATTTATTTTTGCATGGAAAATAAAATAATGGTAAATAAGAGCTGTCCCATATTGTGTGCTCTAATAACTGTCCGCAAGCTATTCTATAATAATGAATTTTATACGCATTTTTATTAATCTTTTGATCGATTACATAAAATCTTCTGCCATTTCTTAAAAAACTCGGCGGTTTTGAAATATTTCCATTTACTGTTTCTTTAATATCAGATTCGTTTAACTCCTTTTGTTCTTCATCAGTTAAATTGATTACATCAGTGGTATTACCAACAATTACTCTAGCAACCATTTGTTTTATTGGCTCTTTATGCCAGTGGTCTATAACCCACACGCCATCATCCGTTATCCATTCAGTACGATTTCCTAAATCCTGCTGTTTTGACGGGATTTTTGCGTCTGGATATAGATTTTTAAATTCATCTTTGCTTAAAAGAGTGTGTAATCCGCAATATCTTCCATCCTGCTTATATTTTTCTTCATCTCTGGCATTCGGGTCAAAATAACAAAGTGGCGGAGAATGGACACCAACCATTTTTACAGTTTGCCTAAAAATATCTGTTTCGTCTTCTTCTACGGCAAGTCTAATAACTCCATAACCTCCACTTGTCATATTTTCAAAAGCCATTGTGCGAGGCGTGTCACCTGAAATATGCTCAATATGAGATAATAAATCATCACGTATATCAATAGCTTTCTGAATGCCTACTATATTTTGTGATGATTTTGTCGCCGCACGTACTTTATGACTAAAAACATTTGACGCAAATTCTCCGTGAAGCTGGTCAACAACTTTTACCAAAAGATTGGCTTGCAAAGCAGGTCGGTTATCTGCTTTATAAGCATTTAACTCCTTATCATCAAATTGGCACGAATATAAAAAATTAACATCATCAATATAGTTTTGGTTGTTATCATTGTAATAAGTCTGCCAATCTCGACGAGCTTTTAAAACTTTCTCAATAATTTTTTTTTCCTTTTCTGTGCTTAATTTTCTTAGTTTATTCATCTTGCACCCTATAAAACTGAAGCAGATTGCGACATATACTGATTATAGTCAGTTTTTTGCAGAGTGTCGATGTTTCTGTCAGCCACACGCAACGCGTGATACTGTATCCCATCGTGCAAGTCAGAAACTGGATGGTCTTTTTTCGGATTGTCTTTATATACAATTCCTTGACCTGTTTTTAATTCTTCATATTTATAATCCCTCATAAAACCAGCTCTTGCTTTTGGGCAACCTTTCCTCGATAAGCAAAAACACATTTGCCCTGATGCATTAATTGTTGTTAGCAATGTTACAACCGCGCTTATTCTTCTATCTATTCTATTTGTTGGTGCGTCAATAACTCTCAGTCCGCATTCTTCCAAATCTTTATTTCCGCCATATGTTTTTGCGGGATCGCCAACAACAATTAAATCTTCTGGTTTAAAATTTTCTGCATTTTGTATTAACCAGGGCGACGCTTCTAATTGATATAATTCTTTCATGGTCAAGAACATTCCCCAAAATTCTTTGATTATTCTAAGTTGACCATAAACATACTGCCCTACCACTAAAGCAGGACAAACAGTGCCATAATCTGCTGTCATAACGATAGGAAAGTCATTGTCTATTTTTATGTCTTCGACAGAATGCAGGTCATCATTGTATTGTGGAAAAACTACTTGTCCACTTCTCAATACACCATATTTTCCTTCTATAAATACCTTTATAAATTCCTTACTTTGTCCAAGCGACGCATCAAAATAATAACCATAACCATCTTTTAGATTTTCTATATTTTCTGCTGCAGGATTTTCAACTAATTTATTTTCTTTCCACAACAAAGCGGGCGGCTGTTTATAAATGGAATGCTTATCTGGCTTTTGAACTTCAAAAATGTCATAAATCCAGTGAGATTCATCTGGTGGATTTGTAGGCAAAATAATCTTTTTATCAAATTTTTCTGTGCATATTTGTTCAGATGGCCATCGACCAATACGCGCCTTAGCATGATTAAACACTTCTCTATCCAGTTCAGACGCTTCTTCCAAAATCGCAAAAGTCGATTCAAAAGATTTGAGTTTCTGGATGTCGGACGGACGATTAAGAGCTAGAAACAAAACATGTAATTCTATCTCGCCATTTTTATCATTAAAATTATGAATAAATGTAATGGGGGCTTTCATTCGCTTTTTTATGTCTCCCATATCAGCAAACCAGTTATTCCACGTCGGGATGGTTGTACTTTCGAGTTCTGGGAATGTGTTGCGAACGACAAGCACTCTCGCTCGTCTAACACCATCTAAACACGGCGGCATTAAAATTGTGTTTATGACTGCATCTATCAAACAACCAGTCGTTTTCCCTGAACCATAACAACCTACTATGATTCGAGCAAAATTTTTGTCTGCATGGAATTTTTTGAAAGTTGGCGATGGATTATATATTCTTTTATTTTCTTCATTTTCTGCATCTGGATTGATTATAAGTGTATAGTCGTCTTGCAGTTCGACATCAATCCTATTTTCTCTAGCAGCAGAAGCTTCTAAAGCACATAATCGAGTCTCAACTGATTGTGGTAATCTAAACATTGATTTTTTTACAAGTCATGATATCATTGATTCAAACATATTCACCTTAGCCGCTTAGCGCGGCTTTTTTTATGACGCAAGAAAAAGAAAAAGAACAGAAAAAAGAAAAGCCTGTGACGTGCATATTTTATAAACCCGCGCACATAGAACAGCACATCTATATTACAAAGCAGCAGCTCGGTAAAACCGTCCGCAAAAAAGCTGGTGAAGTCAAAACGTTTGTGCGATCAAAACTATAGACTATTTCTGTGCCTGCGATACATCTTTTCTTCCAACTTCTCTCTCAATTTTTCCTCGCGCGTCGGCTTAAAATATGCGCTAAATGAATACCTGCGCTTTTTCCTGAAAAAATTAACAAGGGAATCTAACTTTTTGAAAAGCCAACGCAAAGCCTTTTTGTGCTGGGGCGGCTCAAGAACAGAGCGCGACACATTGCAGTATCTGCTGACAAACTGCCGTCTTTTTGCCGATTGAGTCAAATGCGGATGGTCTATAATACCGAGTAAAACATTAGTTTCTTCTAAAACTTCATTGCCTGCTTTTTTGCGATTGCTCTGTGTGCGATACAAAAAATCGTAGTTTTTCAGCATTAATCGCCATTCTGCTAAAATCGGGTCTTCAATAACCTTTTTTTTGCGTTTTTTCTGCACGCCAAATATAAATCGCACATCTTTGAAATTGATTTTTTCTTCCAACATATTCTCACCTCTTTTTTCTGTGATTTTTTTCGAGAGTGTCAAGTCGTTCATTGACTTTTCTCAAAATTTCCACGCCCATCGCCTCGCCGAGTAACTTATTATACACAAAAGCCTGCTCTTCTGTAATCTTCCTTTTTGCGTAAAGCTTCATCAGTTCTATGTGCTGCTCAGTCGCGGGGAGTTTAGTGATAGCCTCAAATTCATCGTTAACGTACGGGTCAAGATTAAGATATTTTGATATTTCTTTGATTGCCCACGGGACACCTTTCATCGCCTTTTTTATGAGCTGCAAAGATACCGCGCGGCTAACATGCTCTTTGTCCGGCAGTTTTTGCATTTTGTCTGTTGTATGCTTTTTCTTTTGCATTTCATCACCTGTTCGGAAATCCCGAACGACTTATTTTTTCTTCCGTTTACGCTTTTTTTGAACGCCCGCAGTCCTCAAAGCTATTGCCACTGCCTGCTTTTGAGGTTTTCCTGCCGCGATTTCTGTTCGGATATTTTGACTGATGTCTTTTTGACGCTGCTTTTTGCTCGCGCCTTTGCGTGTCTTTTTTAGTGGCATTTTGTGTTACCTCTTTTGTGAATTTTGCAACTTTTAATTTTTTTCATAAGTCTTCGATTTTTTTGCTCGGCGGCTCTATCTCAAGCTCTGTGTACCCGCACCGCGCGCACTCGCGATACCTGTAAGCGCACCCGTCGCCCTGCCAGTACGAAAAGACGTGCTGCTTGCACTTTTTGAAGCGTTCTTTGTATGCTTCGATTCTTTCTTCATAACTCATTTTTTACCTCAAACGCTCATAGAAATCACAAATTTTTACCTGTGCTTTATCGATTTGTTTGATTGTTGCCTCAAGACTTTCCAGCGAGCGTGCGCAGATATCATGAATTTCATCGCGCAAGTTATAAAAATTTTGTCGCTCTTCTTCGCTGTGTATCACTGCCAGTCCGTAAAGACCTTTTTCCGCCTTGAGCTTTTCGACTGCATCTGATGACCTGTAAACTTCTGTCCAGCGTCCGCCAAAAGCACCGTCATCATCCGCAGAAAAGATTTTATATGCCCTCGTTTTAGAGAGAATGTCGGAGCGGAGTTGCGTTTTCTCCATATACAAAATGAAATCATTGCGAGATGGTATAGATACAGCATCACTGAGCAAGTCAGCATAGTGCTTTCTTGAGTCAGGTTCATCATCGACAAGAGCGTCCACGATCATTTTTTTGTCAGCCGCTATAGATGCAGTATCATTAAAGTCATAGCAAAACATGTACCAGTATTTTGTACCCATCATTTTTTACTCCCCGCTTTTAAAGATTTGCCGACTTTCGAAGCTACATCTCTTGCCGTGTCTGTATCTGCGACTTTTATCTTTATGCCACGCTTCTTCGGCATCAGCACTTTTTTGAGTCTCGGGTTCGCTCGCTTTGCTTTTGCTGATGCGCGTCTCGTCGATGCCGCTAAGATTGCGCCCGCTCTTTCTTTTGCGCTTTCGTCTGAGACGCGTTGCGACTTAAGCCTTCTCGCGATTTTGGATTGCACTGTTTTAAATCCCTGATGTTTTTTCGATTTCATTTTTTTGACCTCGCTGAAATTTATATCTGGATATTGTAGCACATAGTCGCATGCTCTATCTACTATGCACCACAGATCGCCGAGCTGGGCGAACAATTCATTTTGATTTCCCCACTTTTGTTGATATTAAAGAGTTTTCAGAGAGTAATTTTATTTCGCTGTTTATTCCTGTTTTTTGCGCGATGAGATTGCTTTTGCGCCAAGCCTTTTGAAGCATTCTTTTGCGCTAACGTTTTTAATTTGCCGAAAATGCCTTGGCTGCATACATTTTGGGCAAATTTGTTGATAAAGGTGGTTATTTTTTTGGTATTGTAGCGAGAAAGTGCGTTTTTTACACAAAAACCTGCACAAAAAAAGCGCAACCCGTCAAAACCAGCCAATGGCTTATGATTTTAGCCTTGACTGTGTTGATGTTTCATGTCAACATGCCCACGTAGCTTGATACACAAGCTTTTTTAGTAATAAAATTTTTAAAAGAGGACTACATCATGATCACTTATACTTATACTTTATATTGCTATGATATCGTCAACGGCTCGCAGAAGCTACAGACAGCGGACACAGAAGCCGACGCACGCCAGATGCTCGCAGACCTAAGAAAAGAGCTGGTGCAGCTTGACGGCGACTATTATGAGCAGCAGCACTTAGACTACGCAGCAGAGTATCAAGACGACGATGAGATAGATAGTACAGCAAAGCCCATCTACATCAGCGATAAGATATGCACCAGCAAAGCTGAGCTAGACGATGAGCTTATGCCTGACAGCGACTATAGTGATCAATACGGGATACTACGAGAAATCGAAAAAAAGGAGAGCCCTTGGTGCGTCAAAACTGCATTTATAGTCGGCTCGCAAGACTATGACCGCATGCAAAAGTCATCTAGTAAGTAAACATCATCTTTCCCCACACTCGTGTGGGGGTGTATTTTATTTTTTATTAAGAGGGACAACATCATGGAAAATTCATATTTTGTAAATTTTGGCACAGGCGCTGGCAATGAGTGGCGCGACACACTCGAGCAAGCAAAAGCATATGCGGAGGCACATCTAGCATATACACAGACTAGCATACACATCGAGCACGACGACGAGGTAGTCGCTACGCTGCCGTGGTACGGTGTGCGCGCTGGTGATGACGACGTAGTGATAGCAGACTACGCCGACTTTGGTTTTTACGGCGAGTGGACATCTAGTGAGTAAACATCATCTTTCCCCACACTCGTGGGGGTGCTTGTGGGAAATGCAGCGATAAAACAAGAGAGGCTTTTTTTACTTTTTTATTAATTAATTTTTAGAGGGACTGACTTATGAAACTTAAGATGAAAGAAAAAGCATATCACAGAAACGGAATCGGAGGCGAAGGTTTCCATGTAGTGAAATTTGTTTACATTGATGAATGCGATGCAGAATATCCAATGACAGCGACTATTTTCAAAAAAAAAGGGCAATGCGCTGTGCTGCAAGACAATACCAATGTCGATAACGCTTGGCGCGGGGACGAGTTTGAAAAAGAACTCAGAGAATATATAAAAGCAAAATGGCTATAAAACTTTAACCCAAAAGATAAATCTTTCCCCACACTCGTGGGGGTGTATTTTATTTTTTATTAAGAGGGACAACATCATGGAAAATTTAAAATGTAACGAAACTACAGATAATTGGAAATTCCCGACGGTGCGCTTCAACGACACCATAATTTTTGAAGAACCGGGCCGCGTGATAGGGAACGTCTGCTACAGGGCTTTTTACTTTAGACTAGTTGAAAAACGCTTTGGTTGTATGTTTTTGCTAGTAAAACATGGCGGCGGAGAAGAAAGTATCTGTTTGGATTTTTTACACGATGACAAAGAAATAAGCGCGTTAAAAAAATTAACGAGCACAGAAAGATACTTGATGTTTTTCACGATTTTTAAAGCGTACCGCAATACAAAAATGCTTTTAGAAAAGCAAACAATAGCAAAAATATTCGAAAAAAGAAAATCGAGAAAAGCACAAAAAGAACTTATGTACATAAAATCAACAATAAAAAGAAACACATACTATGGGGGACAACACAATGACTACACAAAAACCGACGAGGCACACTGCCAAATCTTTAACTATTGAGGTGCATTATGAAAAACAGCGAAAACTTTACAGTTGAAAGAATAGATTTTGAGGAACGCAACGCAAACTTACAGACAGCGGATTTAAGCACTGCAAACTTACAGACAGCGGATTTAAGCACTACAAACTTAGATGGTCTTGATCTTACACGACCGGAAAATCGCTTAAAAATTGCAGAGATGCTTTTCGGAATCGTTGAAAAAATAAAATCTCGAAAACCGCTATAAATTGAGGATAAACTAATGGTCAAATATTACATTGAAATAACGGAAGACGAGTATCAAAATAAAATTTGCGACGCAAATTACATCTTGCACGACTCCGCGATGCCGCTAAAAGAAAGGCATTTTTTACTAACAAACAGAACAAACGAAGAGGAAAACAAAGATGGACAAGAAAGAGATTGATTATACGGGCAAATTCATCGTTGAAAAATACAAAGAACTTCAGAAACTTGTAAAAAAACACGTTGAATCTAACCCGACCACTAAAGACGACAAGATAAAATGCGCGCTCGAAGTACATTTTTTCTTAAATGAAATTTTTATGGCAGGGCGCAAATATCAAATCAAACAATTTTTAAATGGAGTATACAGTAATGAAAATGACTTACAAATCTCACCGCTCTTTAATTAGCTTCACAAGCGGCTTCACGTGGGGATTTTCTCTCTGCGTGATCATGGTCGCTATCTATGTACTCTTAACATGAGGTGACGGGTGACGAAATGATGAAATTTTTTGCGGTGAGTTACACAAAACCAACATACATTAACTACGAGTCGCTAAAGTATTTTACCGACGAGCAAGGGCACGTAAAGACTTTTGCAACCAAAAGATACGCCGACCTTTTCTCAGAAAAAAACGGGGGTCATACAGTGCAACTTTGCTGCCGCGAATTTGAGGACAACGGTGACGGTACTTTAACTTGGGTTATATAAATATAGAGGTGAACGATGAAAAAAACATTTGAAGAGACAAAAGAGAACCACGAAAGAATTTTCGGAAAAATTGAACTACACGACGCGCACTTATATACAGCAGACCTGCACGATGCAAAGTTTATTGGTCACTCGTGGGAAATAATTGACGCAAATTTTAAATATAGCGAGGTGAAAGATGAGTAACACAAAAGAAATAGAAGCCCAGCAAACTGCGTGGGAAGCGGGCTATGAAGCGGGCTGCGAAGAAGGACAAAAAGCATATATAGAAATGAACAAATTTTATGAGGAAAAAGAAAATGAAACATACAAAATCGAAAGAGGTGAACAATGAAGAACGAAACTGAAATCAAAGAACTTTTTGCCGCGTTATTAGCGGAAGATGAGCACATAAAAGGACTGCAAAAATTGCCGTTCTCCAATCATATAGGGACGCACGAAGAATGTCTGAAGCATTTCTCGGCTTTGTGCTGTCAAATTTTTTGCTTGGTTAGAATGGCCGGTATTGCAACCCTTAACACAAACCTCACGCCAGAAGAAGCAATGAAAGATATTAACGCCGTCTATCATAAATTTGGAACTTTCTTTATTTCGTGCTTCGTTCAAGAATGTCCTTTTACGTGGGATGGTGACGCCAGTGAAACTATTAAGTTAGCACATGATATTTTGAATGACAATAAGCCTCTCTTAGAAAAGATACAACTTGAACGAATGAAATATCAGATTGAACAACTTGACAAGACTGGAGGGAAAAATGAAAACCGAACATGATTTTTTTGAAGAATTTATTGACTACGCAGTAAGCGAAAGCGATATCGAAAAAATCAACAAACTGTATAACTTGCTTTATGAGTATATCAATGAAAAGGAACGTGAGGCATTATTCAAAAATTATTTTTTGTGTGATTTACCTTTTTGGAAATGCGGGACTTACCAGCTGCTAAAGTTTTTAAAAATACTAATACGTGAAAAAATAATTGAACGCTTAACAGTCGCCGTCCTCTCCGATGATCGTTTTACGCCGCAAGAGGTACGCGATAAAATATGGGAGTTTAAGCAGGAGTACAAAGATAAAAAGCTTGACCCCGCAGAAATCGGTGGCGATCTTGACGAATATGCGCAAAAAATAGTTAACGAGCTGTATCTCGGTCTTAGAAATTATGAATAATTTAAAAATTGACCAAGAGACTCTATTTAAGCGAAAAACGATGATTGGTCATCGAATAAAAGACTTGCGGAGGATGTATAAAATAACACAACGTGAGCTTGGCGAAGTTGTGGGGATGACCCGTTTTTCCTTATGCCGAATTGAGCGTGGGCGTGCTGCTATGCACATGTCCCACTTAATACGGACAGCGCAATTTTTTGAGTTGCCGCTATCCTTTTTTTTTATGTCAGACGAGGAGCTACAAAATGCAAAATCCATCGAACAGAAAATCAAGTCCCTATAAGCCGACGCACAAAGCTAAGCATAAAATTACATTAAAGCGTAAAAAAGAAATATTAGAAGCCACCGACACAGAATTACCTCGTTTTTTGTCGATATTAAAAAGAAAGCGTACAGAATTAGGGTACAGCCAAGACGAAGTAGCGGATTTTTTGGATATTTCTTGGGATGCATATAAAAAAATAGAATATGGGAAATCGAATAATTTCCGTGTAATTGATCTAATAAAGCTGCTAATGCTATTTGAGATTGATTATGTTTAATGCTTAACTGCCGCAAATTTTCCGCATTTGATTTCTTCAGACATAGTTTTGTCCTCCTGCCTAATTATCGTTGTCATAAACCACCGTTTATGACAACGCAAATATGCTCAAGATTTTAAGCAACGATTAAACATCCATTTTATCAAGCATTTGTAATTATTGTGATGTTTACAACAGCGACGTTTGCACGACTCCCATTACATTTCTATAAATTCAAGTCATTTCTAAAGCTTAGCGGAACGCTCATTATTTCCTCAAATATGCAAAATTTATGCACTATTCCCACCGCGCCACCCTCTTTAAAAAATAAAAGCAAAAAAATACATTAGAGTATTAATAGAGAGGGGCTGCTCCCTACTTATTTGATTTCCTATTCGCACTTATTTTTGAATGCAGGCCTATTTTTGTCTATTTTTTGAAAGTTATCCACAGAGTTATCCACAGGCTAAGAAAAATTGACTTGCTGTGGGTCGCAATACAGGCGGACTTTCATTTTTTGTGCACAAAATTTGTTCAGCGGGTATTTTTAGGCAGGATTGTTCTAGGATTTCTATATTTTCTTGTTTTCACGTCTTTCCAAAGACTTTTTCTTTTGGTAGGTCGGGATGGTAAATGCCGCGTTCATACAATATTCTATTGATATCACCAATCGACATTTTTCCAGCCTTAATTTGTGGTTCTAGGTTCAAGAAAAGTTCTCTGCTGCACTTGCAAAAATATTTACGTTGTTTTTCTTTTTCTGCTTCCTCTTTTTGCTCAAGTGTTTTTATTGGTTTACAAAGAGCTTCTTTAAGACTTTTCATGGCTTTTTTTAACTGTGGATTATTTTGGATGGCTGTTTCGCCGCGTTTCATTTCTAGTGATTTATGCTTCTTTCCTCTGCATAGATGTACACGCAGAGCAGATATTCCTAAATGATGTAATAATGTAAGGCTAACTCGCTTCAGCGCGATTTCCTTAATTTGTGCTTGTTTACTAGTTACATAAGACGCATTTTGAAGCACCATTAGCGCACGCCAACATCTATCGTAATTAATTCCAGCTTTTTCGGCAATGTCGTAAATTGACATATTTTTTGGTGTTCCTTGTTTATATCGAACGATGTTCATGGTATCGAGGTCTAAGTGGTCTAAAATCACGCCCGTAACGGCAGCCACAGCCTCTCTCGACTCCGTTCTTTGTTGACCCATGCTATGACCCTTATCAACATCAAAACGGCTTTCCTCGATGTTTTTTAGCCAGTTTTTTGGGTCTGAATAATATTCTGCTAGATTTTTTTGCGCGTCCGTTAAAATATCGTATGTTTTCTTTTTAAATGCTGGCCTTACGTATAGTCGCGGGCTGTTTGGCACATGCCCACACCTATTGCCATAATTGTAACTAGCTTGCTCCATATTCCACCAGCATTTAGCTTATAAAATATTTAAAAAAAAGTATTGACACCCTTATATTATCTGTTAAACTGCAAGGGTTTTAGTATCTAAGTAAAGTATAAGTCTTGACGTCGCCCGATGTCAAGGCTTATTTTTTTCACAAACACATATAAATAACATTTCCCTAAGCTCGTCAATCAACTCTTTCTCTGCTTTTAAATTGGTATAACTAGACCTAAATTGTATCTATTTTGTACATAAACCAAGTTTTTTCAAAAAAATTTAAGTGCCGCCGTCAGGAATTAAACCTGAATCTCACGCAAGAAGGGCTAATCCTCGCGCGCTTTTCTTAAGCTACGGCGGCATAGTATTTTTTTGAAAATAGTTTATAATAAACCAATAGAGGGGAGTTTTTTCATGCTCAACGATTTTAGGAATAGATCGCCCTCTATTAAATTAGTGACGCCAGCTGGATTCGAACCAGAATCTTGCTAGAAAAATTTTTAAGGAAAAACTAGCATGTTTTACCATTAAACTATAGCGTCTTAATATTTGTAAAATTTCTAGGTTCTTTCCATGAAGGACATTTCTTGATAATTTTTTTAGCTTTTTTATCTGAAACTATATAATTCGATTGCTTTTCAAAATCTCTCATCATTTTTTTCTTTCTAGTAAAACTTACTATAAATTCTGTTATTAATACTATGCAATACGCTAAAAAAACGCTTCCAAAAAGGATTGAAAGATATAAAAATGTAATCATAATTTATTTACCACTCTATTAAGTAAAAGTTTGTTTGTTTCTGCTTTCGCCATAATTGCAGCATATCTCGATTTGATGTAAGTCTGAATTGATCGTTGATGCTTCTTCTTTTTCAAGTTGCTCTTCCTCGCTGATGGTTGTCGGTATTTCTACTTCATCTTTTTTCTTGCTTTTTGCTTTAACAGGTTCTTTTTCTTTTGCGTCAAAAGCCGCGTTTAACTGATCGGTTGGGTTTATTTGCTGTTCTATCATTGCAGGAGCTTGAACCGTTTTTCCTTCGATTACTTCTGCATTGTCAAAAGTAGTATCTTCGTGCCACATATCTTGATTTGATGTAAGTCTGAATTGATCGTTGATGCTTCTATCTAGGCGTTTAGTTAGTCTTCGCAAGACTGTTTTCTTCGCCATTTCTCCCCAACTATTTGTCCATGCTGTGCCGTTCTTTTGTTGTGAGTAGCGATTTCTAATATCATTTATCTCATCTACAGACATCGGATCAACATAAACTTGCTCTATCCCTCTTGCGTCTAACTCTTTGCCGACGGCGTACACCCCAATTATTTCTCCTCGATTAAAAGCGGATTTTCCTGAAATTTTATGATACGGTTCTTCTCCAAAACGTAACCAAAATTCGTCGTTTTCATGAACAAGCTGAACATCAATTTTTGTTACGCGTTTAGAACGTTTCGCAAGAGTCAATTTGCCCTTATAATCCATCATACATTTACACACATTACCGTAAGCCACAAGATGAAAATCGTACCCTAATTCTAGTTTATTCCTAACCCCTTCCATTGCAGCCAAATAAATTGAATCTGGCGACGCTTTTAAAACTTCTGGATTTATTTGAAGCTGATTTATTAATACGCGGCTTAAGTTCTTACAGCGTGCTTCTTTTTCTTCTAAAGATAATTTGCGCCCGTCGTAATCTGTTTCTAGCAACGAAATCATTGCTTTTCTGTTAGCCTTTAACGTGTTTGTCACTTCTGTAATATTTGTCATGATTTATGTCCTCTTGGTTGGAGTAAAGATGGTGATTTGTGTAGGAGTTGCAAAAAGACTGTTGTAGTCTTCTTCTGAAATTAGAGTCTTTAGTTTTTCTTTGTCTAGCTTTGGCGGATTATTCTTATTGTAGCATACGCCTAGCTTTTGACCTTCGTTGTCTTGCAAGGTATATGCGTCGCCCATGTAATTTTTTATAAGTAGCGATTGCTCGTCTTTTTCTTTTTTATATTTTTCGATTGCCGCTGCTAAAAAGCTATATTTTTTTACAGCCTCGTCAATTTCTGCCGTTGCGATGATTGCTTTTTTCTTGTTGTGCGAGACGTGCAGTAAATTGTAATCAGCATTATTCATCGGTGGCGGTGGTATCTTTTTTAGTACGTGCTTTTCCCAAAAGCGTTCTTCGATGTCGATTATTCTTTTTTCAAGTTTCTTATCGCGCTCATACCGATAAATTTTAAAATATTCATCGTCGCCCGATAGCCCCTCAAATCCTATCATGCCAGCGATGTCAACGAATGGTGCATCGCAAACAATAGCATAGTGAATGCATTGCAGCCAATATTCAAGCGGGGCTTTGGTTTTCCACCGGTCGGCTTTTGAGGGATGAACTGTTTTGCATTCTAAAATATGCCAACCTAATAATGGATTAAAAGTCTCTAATGGCGGAGTAAAGCTCCCAATTATCTTATCTGGATGCGCAAGCATAAAATCACGTGTTCTAAGTAGCGGTGAATGGTCAACAATACAATAAGTTTCATTTTTAGTAGCATTTTTACTTAAATAAAGCTCTGTTACCAAGTACTCTGCATTAATCCCACGCCTCTGGTCAATCGTCGGTTCTGTATCTTCTGGCTCAAGCACCTTTGAATAATAAACCTCAAGCGGTGTTTTAAATGGTGTAAGCTCAAGTTCTGGCAATTCAGCAGCCACAAGGCTTGCTACATCTGAACCGCCAATGCCCGAGCGGCGTTCTTCGAGAAATTTAGTTCTGTCCATTGTCTTTGTCCTCTTTGATTAATGCATTGATTGATATACCTCTACCGAAGATATTAGATTTATCACCTACTATTTTTCCGTCATTCACTACTTTATTTATGCGTGTCAGCGCTTGTTTCATGATTCACCTCGTCGTTGATAATTGGAAGCCCGATTGCTTCTTCAAAATGCTTTTTGTCGAGTTTTGTTCCGCGTAGGTATGCGCCGCGTAGGTATGCGCCGTTTAGGTATGCGCCGCTTAGGTTTGCGCCGCGTAGGTCTGCGTAGATTAGGTCTGCGCCGCTTAGGCTTGCGTTGCTTAGGTCTGCACCACGTAGGTCTGTATAGTTTAGGTGTGCGCCGAATAGGTTTGCGTTGCTTAGGTTTGCGCCGTTTAGGTCTGCGTCGCGTAGGTCTGCGCGGAGTAGGTTTGCGCCGAGTAGGTCTGCGTTGCGTAGGTCTGCGCCGTTTAGGTCTGCACCGTGTAGGTCTGCGTTGCGTAGGTTTGCGTGGCTTAGGTTTGCGCAGTATAGGTCTGCACCGCGTAGGTTTGCGCTTCGTAGGTCTGCACCGCGTAGGTTTGCTCCGCATAGGTAAAATTTCCCATCTACAATCCTAGGAGCATGCCCTAATATTTTGGTTAAGATTTCTTGCGTCTCTTCAAAGGTTTTCATTTTTTCACCTCGTCGTTGATTATTGGAAGCCCGATTGCTTCTTCAAAATGCTTTTTGTCGAGTTTTGTTCCGCGTAGGTATGCGTAGCTTAGGTTTGCGTTGCTTAGGTGTGCGCCGCATAGGTCTGCCTCGCTTAGGTTTGCGTGTTTTAGGTTTGCGCCACATAGATTTGCATCGATTAGGTCTGCGTTGCGTAGGTTTGCGTTACTTAGGTATGCCTCGCTTAGGTCTGCTTCGCGTAGGTTTGCTTCGCGTAGTTCTGCGTCGCTTAGGTCTGCAACGCGTAGGTCTGCTCCGCGTAGGTCTGCGCCGCGTAGGTCTGCGCCGAATAGGTCTGCGCGACGTAGGTCTGCGCCGCTTATGTTTGCGCCGCTTAGGTTTGCGCCTCGTATGTCTGCACCGACTATGCATGCACCGACTAGGCATGCACCGCGTAGGTCTGCGTTGCTTAGGTATGCGCGGCTTAGGTTTGCGTGGCTTAGGTATATACCGCATAGGTTTGCGTTACTTAGGTCTGCGTCTCGTAGGTCTGCGCCTCGTAGGTCTGTGTAGATTAGGGATGCACCGCGTAGGTCTGCGTTGCTTAGGTAAAATTTCCCATCTACAATTTTTGGCTCATGCCCTAATATTTTGGTTAAGATTTCTTTCGTCTCTTCAAACGTTTTCATTTTTTCACCTCGTCATTGATTATTGGAAGCCCGTTTGCTTCTTTAAAATGTTTTTTGTCGAGTTTTGTTCTGCTTAGGTTTGCGCCGAGTAGGTTTGCATTGCGTAGGTCTGCTCGGCGTAGGTCTATGCCACTTAGGTATGCACCTCGTAGGTCTGCGCCTCGTAGGTTTGTGTAGATTAGGGATGCACCGCGTAGGGCTGCGTTGCTTAGGTTTGAGTCGCTTAGGTCTGCACCGAATAGGTCTGCGTTGCTTAGGTTTGCGCCGCGTAGATCTATAACGCATAGGCATGCCTCGCTTAGGTCTGCAACGCTTAGGTCTGCTCCGCGTAGGTCTGCTCCGAATAGGTCTGCGCGACGTAGGTATGCGTAGCTTAGGTCTTCGCCGATTAGGTTTGCGCCGATTAGGTTTGCGCCGATTAGGTTTGCACCGCTTAGGTTTGCGTGGCTTAGGTTTGCGCCGCGTATGTCTGCACCGCGTAGGTTTGCGCTTCGTAGGTCTGCACCGCGTAGGTTTGCTCCGCATAAGTAAAATTTCCCATCTACAATTTTTGGCTCATGCCCTAATATTTTGGTTAAGATTTCTTTCGTCTCTTCAAACGTTTTCATTTTTTCACCTTGTCATTGATTATTGGAAGCCCGATTGCTTCTTTAAAATGCTTTTTGTCGAGTTTTGTTCCGCGTAGGTATGCGTTGCTTAGGTCTGCGTCTCGTAGGTTTGCACCGCGTAAGTCTGCACCGCGTAGGTCTGCACCGTGTAGGTATGCACCACGTAGGTTTGCGTCGCGTAGGTATGCGCCGAGTAGGTATGCGCCGTGTAGGTATGCGCCGATTAGGTTTGCACCGCGTAGGTCTGCGTAGATTAGGTCTGCGCGGCTTAGGCTTGCGTTGCTTAGGTCTGCACCACGTAGGTCTGTATAGTTTAGGTGTGCGCCGAATAGGTTTGCGCCGTGTAGGTATGCGCCGCTTAGGTCTGCACCGTGTAGGTTTGCGCCGAGTAGGTCAAATTTCCCATCTACAATCCTAGGAGCATGCCCTAATATTTTGGTTAAGATTTCTTGCGTCTCTTCAAACGTTTTCATTTTTTCACCTCGTCGTTGATTATTGGAAGCCCGTTTGCTTCTTCAAAATGCTTTTTGTCGAGTTTTGTTCTGCTTAGGTCTGCGCCTCTTAGGTTTGCATTGCGTAGGTCTGCTCGGCTTAGGTCTATGCCGCTTAGGTATGCGCCGCGTAGGTCTGCGCCTTGTAGGTTTGTGTAGATTAGGTATGCACCACGTAGGTCTGCGGCTCGTAGGTTTGTGTAGATTAGGGATGCACCGCGTAGGTCTGCGCCTCTTAGGTTTGCGTAGATTAGGTTTGCACCGCTTAGGTTTGCGTGGCTTAGGTCTGCTTCGCGTAGTTCTGCACCGCCTAGGTCTGCGTTGCGTAGGTTTGCGTGGCTTAGGTTTGCGCCGAGTAGGTCTGCACCGCATAGGTTTGCTCCGCGTAGGTTTGCTCCGCGTAGGTTTGCTCCGCGTAGGTAAAATTTCCAATCTACAATCCTAGGCTCATGTCCTAGTATTTTGGTTAAGATTTCTTGCGTCTCTTCAAACGTTTCCATTTTTTCACCTTGTCATTGATTATTGGAAGCCCGATTGCTTCTTTAAAATGCTTTTTGTCGAGTTTTGTTACGCTTATTTTTGCGCCGAATAGGTCTGCGTTGCGTAGGTTTGCACCGCGTAAGTCTGCACCGCGTAGGTCTGCACCGTGTAGGTATGCACCACGTAGGTTTGCGTCGCGTAGGTATGCTCCGCATAGGTCTGCGCCGTGTAGGTATGCGCCGATTAGGTTTGCACCGCGTAAGTCTGCGTAGATTAGGTCTGCGCCGCTTAGGCTTGCGTTGCTTAGGTCTGCACCACGTATGTCTGTATAGTTTAGGTGTGCGCCGAATAGGTTTGCGCCGATTAGGTTTGCGCGGCTTAGGTTTGCGCCGTGTAGGTTTGTGTAGATTAGGGATGCACCGCGTAGGTCTGCGTAGCTTAGGTAAAATTTCCCATCTACAATCATAGGAGCATGCCCTAATATTTTGGTTAAGATTTCTTTCGTCTCTTCAAACGTTTTCATTTTTTCACCTTGTCATTGATTATTGGAAGCCCGTTTGCTTCTTCAAAATGCTTTTTGTCGAGTTTTGTTCTGCTTAGGTCTGCGCCTCTTAGGTTTGCATTGCGTAGGTCTG